CCAATGATGGCTATGGACGCCTCCAGGATGCCTAGAGGCTCTAAGCCAGAAGTTAGACCAGGCAAGATACTCCTCACCAACGGCGACCCCAGAGAGGTATTACAGCCCTTCAATTTCGGGGATGTGTCTCAGATCACCTTCGCCCAAGCAGCATCGCTACAACAGATGGTGCAGCAGGCTACAGGTGCAGTAGACTCTGCGGGTATTGCTGGTCAGGTTAACGGTGAAGCAACCGCAGCAGGCATCTCAATGTCTCTCGGGGCGATCATCAAAAGACATAAACGTACCCTAATCAACTTCCAGCAGTCATTCCTGATTCCATTTGTGCAGAAGGCGGCTTACAGGTACATGCAGTTTGACCCTGAGTCCTATCCGGTATCTGACTACAAGTTCAACGCTACCTCTACTCTTGGTATTATCGCAAGGGAATACGAGGTCACTCAATTAGTACAGCTCCTCCAGACGATGAAGCAGGACTCCCCGCTTTACCCTGCTCTGGTAGAGTCGATCATTGACAACATGAACCTGTCTAACCGAGAAGACTTGATTGCCTCTCTGAAACAGGCCATGCAGCCCTCTCCAGAGGCACAGCAGGCTCAACAGGCCATGCAACAGGCCCAACTGGACTTCCAGCAGTCTCAGACCTCTGCACTACAGGCTCAGGCCGCAGAGTCCATGTCTCGCGCCAACAAGTACAAGGTCGAGGCAGACTACGTGCCGATGGAGATGGAGATTGCCAAGATCAAGGCTGTCACCGCAAACCTCGATGATGGCGCTGAAGATGACAGGGAGTTTGAGCGCAGGATGAAGGTTGCAGAGCTTTCCCTGAAAGAGAAGGATCTCAAGATCAAAGAGGCTCAGGCAATCCAGCAGAGCGAGGAAAGGCAGAAAGAGGCGCAGGAGCTGCCTTTATCGCAGGCTTCAAGATTCCTGTAGAGCACATGCTCATCAACGGATCAGAGGGAGCCTTCGTTGAGATTAGAGTTAAAGACGACCTGAGCGGACTCGCTCGGTTAGAAACATCACTACATCTGGCTAAACTAGAAGAGGAGTAAGATATGTGTAAATCATGTGGATGTAAAGGCAAAGCTAACTGCTGTAGCCGAAGCAAAGGCGGCAAAGGCGGCAAAGGCGGCAGGGGCGGCAAAGGCGGCTACTAAGAAGCCAGCCAAGGGCAAGGCCAAAGTCAAGATCACGTCCAGCGGCAAGAAGGTTAGCTATGGACAAGCAGGCAAGGCTAAGGGCGGTGGCCCTCGTGTCAAGCCCGGAACCAGCAAAGGAGACAGCTATTGTGCCCGTTCGCTAGGCATTAAGAAGCTCCAGCTGGTTTAATTTACCGCCTTTATGTATAGTCATGCTATACAAAATAGCAGATAAATAAACTCAGAGCAAGGCTAACGATCCAAACACGCCTAACAACCTAAGCAGAAAGCGCCGGAAGTGCAGCGGCAGTAAGAGCAAGAAGTAATACCCCCGATTTAGTCTTAAAAGGACAACTAATGATTACGCAGGGCCAATTCAACAGGGCTATGGAGCAGATTAACGAGAGCTATTCACGACTCTCCAAGCGGGTAACGCAGCTAGAGAAACAGGTGGAAACCCTCTCTAAGCCAGCACCCAAGCGGCCTCCGAAGAAAAGTGAAGAAAAAGTGGAGAAAGTTACGGAAAGTGCTTGACATCTCCATAGTTCTATGATATGGTTCACATCACTCGCTGTGATAGTACAGCATAACTCAGATAAAGGCTACTTATGACTCCTGAGCTGGAAGCGTATTTCGACAAGTACAATGAGCTATTCAATAGGGATGGCTATGCCCAACTCAAAGAAGAGATCGAGGGCATCATTGAAAACCTGTCCGAGCTTTCCACGATCAAGGACTCTGATGAGTTATTTTTCCGTAAGGGCCAGATAGACGCCTTCCGTAGAATCCTGAACTTTCAGGACACGGTGGCAATAGCTAGAGAGCAGGCGGAAGAGACAGATGTACAAGATATTTGATTTCAGGTGTCCTAACGGGCACGTGTTTGAAAAGATGGTGGAGAAAGGCGTCACGACCTGTAGGTGCGGTTGTGGCGAAGATGCCACCAAACAATTGTCAGCTCCGGCCTTTCACCTCGACGGGCATTCTGGGGATTTCCCTGGAACGCACATGAAGTGGGTGAGAGAGCACGAAAAGGCTGGCAGAAAATCATCTCCACAATAGCATAGCTACGGGGTTTTAATAATGAGCAAGGCAACAATGCTTGATCTACCTCCCGAAGAGGAACAAGTAGACACCATTGAAAACGAAGACGATGGGACTCAACCGCTAGAGGAAACTCAAGTAGAAGAACAACCCCAAGACGACTTACCTGAGAAGTACAGAGGCAAGAGCACCGCAGAGCTTGTGCGTATGCACCAAGAGGCGGAAAAGCTGGCCGGAAGACAATCCTCAGAGGTCGGTGAGCTTCGTAAGATTGTTGATGACTTTATACAGAATCAACAACCAGCACCTCAACAACAAGTTGAGCCTGAAGACGAACTGGATTACTTTACAGATCCTCGAACAGCCGTAAACAGGGCTATTGAGAATCACCCGAAGATCAAGGAAGCGGAAGCCACTAATGCGGAATACCGCAGGCAGGCGTCACTAAACGCCCTCCAGCAGAGACACCCTGACATGCAGGAAATCCTGAATGACAGCGCCTTTGCAGAGTGGATACAAGCCTCCAAGATCAGAACGCAACTGTTTGTACAAGCTGACCAACAGTTTGATGCTGAAGCTGCTGACGAACTCTTCTCACTCTGGAAAGACAAGAAGAACATCGCGCAGCAGACCGCCTCTGTCGAAAGGCAGGCGCGTAAGCAACAGCTTAAATCAGCAAGCACAGGCGGTACGCAGGGTGGTTCACAGGTATCTGGTAAGAAGGTTTATCGCAGGGCCGACATTATTAAACTAATGCAAACGGACCCAAAAAGATACTCTGCGCTACAGGATGAAATACTCCAAGCCTACGCGGAGGGTCGGGTCAAGTAGGAGATAACCTATGGCTACGGCTACTTATCCAGGTGCGGCTGGTAATACCGCAAAAACAGAAGCAGCAACGTTTATTCCAGAACTGTGGAGTGACGAGATTATTGCTGCTTACGAGGCGTCACTTAAAGTGGCTCCCCTCGTTAAGAAAATCCCAATGCAGGGCAAGAAGGGCGACAAGCTCCATATTCCCAAGCCGACTCGTGGTGACGCGAACGCAAAGGCTGCTGACACTGCGGTAACGATCATCGCAAACACTGAGAGCGAACTGACCGTCGATATCGACCGTCATTTTGAATACTCACGTTTGATCGAAGATATCGTTGACGTACAGGCTCTCTCAAGTCTGCGACAGTTCTACACTTCTGACGCTGGTTATGCGCTGGCTAAACGTGTTGACACTGACCTGCACTCTTGCGGTACGGGCTTCGGTGACGGTGGCACAGTTGTGTTCTCTGATGCAGTTGCTGAAACAGACTACCAGCACACTGGTTGTTTCTTCAACGACAACGGCACGACTACTCAGTACACTGACGATACGATTGTTGCGGCTGACGTGTTCACGGATGCTTTCTTCCGCGACATGATTCAGAAGCTGGATGACAACGATGTTCCTATGGAAGATCGACACCTGATTATCCCGCCTTCTGTTCGCAACGCGATCATGGGCATTGACCGATACGTGTCTACGGACTTCGTAACGGGCCAAGGCGTACAAAGCGGTCTGATCGGTAATCTGTACGGCGTAGACGTTTACGTTTCGTCTAACTGTGCGACTATCGAAGCGGCTGCTGATAACTCGGTATCTAGCGTCGATACTCGTGCTGCCCTCCTGTTCCACCGCGATGCGATGGTTTTGGCAGAGCAGATGAGCGTTCGCTCTCAGACTCAGTACAAGCAGGAATACCTCTCCAACCTGTACACGGCTGACTGCCTGTACGGTGTAGAAGTATACCGTCCTGAAGCTGGTTTCGTACTGGCTGTACCTGAGTAAACAGTCTTTTAGACTGCGGCGGGGTATGCGTTGGTAGCGTAACCCCGCCATTTTTAATTCAAATAGGGTGAGAGAACAGCCCTTGCAAGCCCACTCAAAGGGTGATTGATGAGCAATTATACAAAAACCACAGACTTTGCATCCAAGGATTCGCTTCCTTCGGGGGACTCTGGAAAGGTCATCAAGG